ATGATGCGTGCTTCCGCTTCCGTGAAGCTGAGCGCGTCAACCAGATAGGGTTCTGTTACTTTCTTGTTCATTCCGTTATCCATTGTCTTTTCATAACGGATTTTACATTCAAACCACGTGTGCATCATGAGTTCATTTTTTCTTTGAGTTGTTTACTGACTACAAGTTTTACTGTTCGTCTTGCCGGAATGATTACCGTTGTTCTCTTGTAGATATTACGGGCTTTCCTTTCTTTTGTGATATAAGTCTTGATAGTGCCAAAACCACGTATATAGACACTTTCACCTTTACAAAGTGCTTTCTCAATAGCATCAAAAGCACAATCTACGGCTTGAATAGCCTGTGAGCGACTAATAGTCGTATTGTTGATAACATGTTCAACGATCTCAATTTTTCTCATTGTTTTTATTTTTATTAAAATGATAGATCACTATTGTTTGGTCTACAATTCTCAGTTTTGTATTGAGTATTTTCAACTGATTTTTTCATTATGATTCTTGATTTAAATCCGCAGATAGAAGTAGGACGATGGCTGCAATGGCAAAACTCATTCCTAAAATGGCATACGTATATGCTTTAGAGGATTTGGATTCTAAAGCAAAATGAAAGTTAACAGCAAAAATGATGATATTCAAAACAATAAATATTATATCAAAATAGATTCTCATATTACTTCTTTATTTACTGGTTACTATTATTTTTCCTCATAATCACAAATGCTAATAGGGATTCTTGTTAAATGTTAACGAAAGCCCATTTGTAGCGGCTGTTATTTCTATCTCTGGATATAATCTTTCTATTCCATGGATAAACTCCGTAGCATTGCTGTTATTGTCGGACAGATGCAGGAGTAGAATGTTGCATACTTGAGACAGGTCATTGGCTTGCAATGTGAGGAGACAGTTATCATAGGACATGTGCGACTTAATGGTGCGTTCGTAGCGTTTCTTGTCAATGCGCCCGGCAGTGAAATTTGCATCAAGAATTTCCTTGCTATAATTGCACTCCAACATTACATTGTTAAGACCGGGAAATTTGTATTTTAGGAAATAGGTGTCTGTGGCAAACAGCACTGTTCCGCACTCTTCATGACGGATGAGGTATCCGTAAGGTTCCGCAGCATCATGTTGTACAGGGAACGGTATCACTCTAAATCCATTTATCACAACTTGTTCGAATGGCAACAGCCCTTTTGCCCAATAGCTGGAAGAGAAACCAAGCGCATGTTTTGTGCCTTGACTCATATAGCAAGGTATGCAGGCGTTTATAAAATCGCCCACACATTTGGCATGGTCGCCATGCTCATGGCTGACGATACAACCAACAATGCTGTTTAGATTGAAGTCAAGAACTTTTTTTACTTTGTTGAACTTAACTCCGGCTTCCACTGCAAGTACCTCACCAGTCTTTTCAGACTGGAAGAGGTAACAGTTGCCTGATGATGAAGAACCTAACACATGAAGTTTCATTTCAAATAGGATTAATAGCCCGGTCCATCATCCTCGGTTGAGGCTTGGTTTTCGGTACTTGTTTCACCTTGGGGCTCTTTAATTTCTCCTGTTTCAGGGTCAACACCTGCCGGAACTTCGTTGGAAACCGGAGCTACTGCATCATCAAAACTGATAGTGCCTTTGTTGGCTTGCGTGGAAATTTCTTTCGCAACCTGTTCTGTAACATCGACATAATCGGCGTCCTCTACATTTTCTTCAACGGTACGCATACCCATTGACAGTTCCGGTGAGTATGTAGAGCACCAGAACGAGGCGGCACGGTAACGTAACATCTGTTCGGGCATAGTACGCCACTTGCTGCCGTTTTTGCTATACCAACCCTCATCAATCGCCATTTGTATGGTAACGGCTGTACCACGTAAGGCAAGTGGTGATTTTGATGTAACCGGTTTTCCGTTCTCATCATGCGTAACACCTTTAGGAGTAGTCCATGCCACACACTTGACATTTGCCACACCGTTATTGCAAACTCCATTTGATGTCAATTCAAACTTCAGTGGTTCAAAGCGTCCACAAGTATTGATAGTGGCAATTAGGAACTTGGACGACCAAGATGGGCGACCATATACAATGTACAAGTTCTGCATTACCATAAGAGGGGATGCGCCAATGCGTGTGGCCACATCGAATGCGATTACGCAGTTGGCTACTGCTTCGGCTCCAGAGACCGTTTTTTTAGGTCCTTCTCCGGTCTTACCGCCAACAACACCGCCAATGCGGTAACTTTCGGGTACAAGACTGGAATTGGCAAACATGGTGGAGAAACGGTTGAGCGTTTCAATGGTTGTCGGGTCAAAGAAGTTGATGCCAACAGGAACGTTACTTTGATGTGTAACCGGTGTGATTTGTCTTTCGTTCATAATTCTAATAATTAAAGATTTAACTATTTATTTTACTGTTAGTTGACTGTCTGTTGTAACCTGCAAGAATATCATTTGTGCGTTGGAAGCAATGAATGTATTCACGCTTTCGGCACGGTCAATGAACATTGGAGCATAGACTTCGTAATGCCTTGCCAATGTGTTGGCGATGTCAATACCTGCGTTCACTTGCTTTGCTGTATTGCACGTACCATAGGACACACCATCAATTATAGGGATACATACTTCGTATTCGTTTCCGTCAAGAGTGGTATCGAAAAGTTTCCAGTGTACCATGCCAAACAGCGAGTTCAAACGGCTCTCACAATCATCAATGCGAGCTTTGGCAAACTTAGCAGCTATATATTCACGTTTCTCTATGTCGGCTATCTTCTGTGCGAGTTCACGACCTTCCTTTTCAAGACGCTCTATTTCTTTATCATAGTTGGCGATAATGGTACGGTTGTTTAGTTGGATTTCCAAGTTCTTAATAGCAGATTTCACCAACTCGGCACGTTCGGACAGTTCGGTATCTGTCTGAGTATATGTGATATTTGCTATTTCTTTTTCTATCTCATCCAAACGTTTTAGGTTTGCTGCATACGCAGGCAGCTCGTTTTCGTTGATGGCGGACGGTGCTGCTTTCGGGGTGGATTTCAGACGATCATACAGCCCTGCAATACATTCGTCAATGGCAGTAATCTTTTTGGAATGCTCTACAAGTTCTTCATTACGCCTGTTTAATTCCTCTCGGTATGATTCGACTTGTGTCGACAGGGATTTTCCACGTGATTGATTCTCTTTGAGCCTGTTTTGTTTATATTCTTCAAACTTTTGGAGAACGTCTTGTATCATATTGTCGGGTAAAGGCTGGCCGCAATGAGGACAGATATTATCACCGGTGTACTGTGTGGCACGAATGGATGCCCATTCGGAACGTAATTCTTCAAGTCTGCTTGTTGTTCTAGTTATTTCTTCGTTCAAATACTTGATGCGTTCTTTTGCACGGGTAATGTCTATATTGCAATCCGATCGTTCGGAATGAATATTCTTCAACTCTTTCTCGATTTCATTACGTGTTTCGTTCTGCTTATCGGCTTCCTCCTGACGACTTCTCCTTTCTGCGGCAAGAATATCCTTCTGTTGCTGTTCGATTTGCCGTTTTTCACGGTTCAGCGCAGCTTTTTTATCGATGGCAGATTGCTTGCGAGCATCTTCAGAATGCAGAAGTTCGTTTATTTCTTCCAGCTCTTTCTTTTTGTCGGTGAGCATTTCTTCCAATGAGTTCCAATCCTCGGCTTCTGGTTTCATCTTGTCCGTTTGGTCGATACGTGGCTTGATTTCATCCGCTTGCATTTTTAGACGTTTTTTCTCTGCGGCAATCTGCCGACGATAATCCGCCAATGATTTGCCACTCAACATGTCTACGAGAGCGGTAAATTCTGCATTTCCCTGCGCCAATTCGTTGTCTGTTTTGGCTCCGGCAATGGACATTAACACTTCACGTTGAACATCTTGTTTTAACGATAGGAAATACTCGGTATTGGTTAGCATCTTGAAAAGGTTCTCATCAATGATTTCGGCATTTATACGTTCCTTATACTCATTGACACGAACAGGTACGCCGTCCCATGTGCATTCGGTGACATTCCCCTTGAACACTTCCTCTACTTGTCCACGAGGTTTGACCCATTGCTCCTTATACTCTCGTTTGATGGTAATTTCCGTTCCATCAACGACTAATGTTCCCTCTACGGAGCATTCACAATGCTGTAGGGGATTGCCCTTTTCGTCTGTGGTGCGCAAGTTGAAGTCTTTACGGTCTTTGCTGTCCTTGCCGAAAAGCAGCCAACAGAACGCATCCATGTGCCTGGACTTGCCGAGACCGTTACGACCACAGATACGTGTAACAGTGCCATCTGTATGGAACTGTGTTGTCCTTTCTTTTTCTCCACGCCAGTTGCGAAGCGTGATTGATTTTAGCTGAATTGCTTTCATCTACTTTGATTTTTAATAGTGAAAAAATAGTGGGAGGAACAGGATTTGAACCTGTGTCCTGCTGCATCTTGGCCATTTGGGTACGTACCGCCGCTCTATCCGCTGAGCTATCCTCCCTTATCATTTGAAATAGTCTTGTTGTAACCTTTGTAGTGTACGCAGTTCGATTGTGCGGTATTCAACTTTGCCCGGACGCTTGCAGGGGGTTATTTTACCCTGCTTGCGCCATCTATCCACATTGCCACGCCCAAACATAGCGTATGCTTTTCGCTGGCTGACCATTTCGGGATCATTGTGTGTATCGGCAAGCATACGGACTACAGAGGACGCTACATCGCGGACGAAAGTGTCATAAGTAACGGATTTATCGGGAAAATCAATAGTGAGCATAGGATTACGGATTAAAGTGAATACTCTGCACGATAATTTTCATCGGTTTTAATGAAATATGTAAGCACTTTTATTAGGGAACGTTTAGAACCGGGCTTGGCAATAGAGTCAACCAGACTTTCTCTCTTTTGCTTGTCTGTAGCAATAAAGATGTAGCCCACGTGTCTTGCTTCCGGTTTAAGAGGCTTGATTTGAGAATTTAATTTTTTGAAATTGATAGACATGATATTGTAAGTTAAGAGGTTATTTGTTTTCATTTTGAAACTCCATCCATGATATACGTACCAGTTTCCATGTGAGAAAGATGAATACAGCTGATACAAGATAGCCAATGAACGATGCGATGTTTCCAAGTATGATATGTGCCACAATGCTGACAACCACCGCAAAAAGCATGATGCAGGATAGTATCAGTTGTGAAATATTTACAAATTTGTTCATGATGATTACAAATTACGATATTCTGATTACTGTTATGATACGCTTTTCTCGGTCCGTTTCTGTCTGGTACTTACGATTCAGGATAAGTCCGAGATCGGAAGCCTGAGCACGGACGCTCTTAGTCTTTTCAATGGGGAAAGTAACCGTTTTACCTACTTCCAAATCCGTTAAAGTTGGACGTACTTTTACTTGATTTTCTGCCATTTTATTTGTTTTTTATGGGTTATTGTTTAACTTTATAGTGCAAAACTAATATATTTATTCGTGGCGAACAAATATTTTCGTCATAAAATTTAGTGTATGCGAAATTAAATATTAGTTGACTAATTCAAGTTCCTGTAAATCATGAATTTAGAAATTGTTAGAAAATTGAGCGAAAACAGAGGTGGTGGATTAAAGAAACTTGCTGCTGATGTTGGAATGAGCGAACAAAATCTACATAGATGCATTAGAAACAATAAGATTCAAGCGGCAGACTTAGAGAAGATTGCTTTTCTATTAAAAGCTGACATACGAATTTTTTTTGATGATGAAGTATCAAGACTATCAAATAATACAGTTGAAACAAACGGCGATTTTAGTCCTGCTTCGATGATGGGCAACGTGTCTGTAGGCACAGATGCTATTCTTGTAGAACGAGTGAAGCATTTGGAAGAATTGTTGGCTGAAAAGGAGAGGTTGATTAAGGTTTATGAAAAGTTAGTAGAGGGAAAAAAATGAGATATATAGTTGGAATAATATGTCTTATTACTTCTTTACTGTTATGTGCTTGCAGTGAAGATGACGAGAAAGGCGCTGAACGCTATTCGGGTGTATTTTTGAGTATGGAGGCTATAGATGCTATTACTCCGGAAGATTCTTTTTCTGATGTCATATTGCATAATGTTGAGTTTGAAAAAGTGGAAGTAGGAAAAGGAGAGCCTATAGAAGCTGGTGATTACACTGTGAAGACAGAAACTACTTACGACTTAATCATGCAAGAATCCGAAGCTGATCTGTATATAAAAACAGAAAAAAGAACAGATAAAATGTTTGAGGCAACTTATGTATATAAATATGTTTTTAAGCAGGGAACTTACGGAGTGATTGAAGTATCAGAAAATGCTATTACGGTCAACGGATATCCATATTGTAAACTTCAAAAATTTACACTAATACGTACTGAACCAATTGGAGAAAAATATTCCAAACAAGATACAGAGACAGAAAATTACAAGGGAGTATTCTCCTGCAAAAGCAATGGTAGAAGCATAACTTTGTCAAATAGTGATTATATGTTTGAAGCCGCGCTTGATGGTAACGAATGTAGGTTAACAGAATTATCTCCTGAACATAAAAATATCGGCACATTAGAAAAGCAATGAACGGAGAGTACCCATATTGTAAAACAGAGCCTTTTATGGATGAATTGAAAAAAGCCGCATTCAATGCTATCTACAAAGATGGTTGTGATAATTGTGGAGATTGGATAGATACATTGGTAAACTGTTATTCCGAAGAAGTGGTGGACACTCTTGGGAATAATCCCAATGAGGTTTATGCAGAATTGGAAGATATATGGGAAACCATGGATTATGAAGACCCTCGAACCGGTATTTGCCTAACTTATCAGAATTGGGCAGAATATTTCACAGGGGAGTTTGCCCATACAATCTACAATGAATTGATTAAATCAAAACAGGTGAACGAACGTAAATAATCCGTTTTAAAGCGTTCAAACCTTTAAGATGATAAAAGTATCGTTTTTCGTATTTGTGTTGATTGTGGCTTATCTATTTGCCTTAAATGGGTAATATATCAAGACTGGTAGCGGCGAGTTCTTCGATAAATGGACGAAAACATTAATCATAATAGACAGATACGAAGAAATTGAATAAACGAATATTGTTGAGAAGTATTATATAACTCATTGAAAAGTATCTTATTTTGGCAGCGGCGCAGGCTGCTATTGAGGGATAATCCTTAGTTAGAAATATCATATTATAGTATTATCAGGCTGTAATTACCGGTTTTTCGGTGGTTACAGCTTGTTTTGTGCTTGTACGGTTCGTGTTTTGACCGCATTATAGAGCCAAATGAACAGAAATATTTGCTCTATGTTTCCCACGAAAATCACCATGTTTACCTAAGATAATTCTGATGTTTTTATATAATTCAAATCGATTATGACTACATTAAGTAGACGCAGCGTATATATTGATTTGTATTCGCATTATATAGAGTTGCACTAATTATTTAATGAAGTTGTCTTACTTCGAGTCGGTCAACGTGCTTACTTCGGTCGAAGTAAGACAACTCCGTTGAAAATTTTCATAACATTGTCCCGATGATCTTATTACTTGATGATAATTAAATTCCCATCGACAAATCCTACGGCTATATGTTGGACTTTGAAAAGTTCGATGTCCGGCATTTCACGAATCAAATCTCTTAGTATTGATTCTACTATCTTCAAAACTTCCTCAAA